GTCGAAGTTGCCGCTCAGATCCGGCTTGGCCTTCGTTTCGCCGATCGCCATAACGCGCGCCTGGAAGGCGTCGAGCTTCTTGCGAGCGTCTGCGGTGTCCCGCGCGACTTCATCACCGATAGAGAAGGCGCCCTTGAAGTCGAGGCGCGCGAATGCCGCCGCCTGAGCGGCTGCGGCGCCCATCTCGGTGCCGATGGTCTTGAACGTGAAAGCGACATCGCTCCCGAAGATCACCAGCGCTTGGAAGACGGTAACCAGGCCGTTCATCGCGGTCTTGACGAGATCCGTCGATGTGCTGGTGCCGTCCTGCTGCTTGCTGATGTCCTTGAACAGATCGGCAATGTCGTTCAGGATCGGGATCGCGTTGACCGCGGCGACCTGTAGGAACTGCTCGAACTGCGACTTCATGCGCGCGTGCGCATCGGCGTAGTCGTCGGCCGCCTTGGCTTGCTCCTCGGTGACGTAGGCGGCGTTCAAGCCTTCGGTCGAGTATTCCTTTAGGAAGCCCAGCAGCTCGGCGCCAGACTTGCCGAACAGGGATACAGCGACGGCGGTCTTCTCGGAGCCGTCCGCGAACTCCTCGAAGGCACGCGCGACCGACTGCAACTGCTCGACAGGGGATTGCGACTTGAACTTGTTGAAGTCCAGGCCCAGCGCCTCGATGGCGGCGCCGACCGACTTGGATTCGTCGTCGGTCTTGGACAGGGCCGCGGTCAGCTTGACCGAGGCCGCGGCGACCGTGTCGATCGACGTGCCCGAGACATCCGAGGCGGTCTTCAGCGACGAGATGTTGACGGCGGTGTCGCCGATCTTCTCGGCCAGGTCTTGGTACTTGCCGACCTGCTCGATTAGGGCGATCGTGCCGGCCGCGCCCGCAACAGCCGCAGCCGTTGCCGCTGCAGCCAGCGTCAGAAAGCCGGTCCGTAGCCGCTCGCCGATCACGACGCCCTTCTCATAGGCCTCGCTCATCTTCAGCGCATTGCTGGCCGCGCCAAGCTGCGCCTCAGACGCGCCGCGCAAAGCCAGCTTGTAGAGCTCGATCTCGCGCGTGGACTTGCCGTTAGTCGCCGCCGCCGTCTGCAGGCTCTTGACGTAGTTGTCGATCGATTTCGACGCGCGCGCCGAGGCCGTTCCGACCGAGTCGGAAACGTCCTTGCCGAAGCTCTTGATTGACTTCTTGGCGTCGTCGATGCCAGCCTTCAGCTTGGATGCGTCGGCGCTGACCTCGATTACGCCTTTACCGATCACATCAGTCATTTGCTGGCTTTCTGGGTTGCTCGGATCGTCGTCAAGGCGGCGTCTTCCATCGTTCGGATGTCGTCAAAAACTTGAGCCCACTCGCGGCGGGGAACCTGCGTCATGCGCAGGACTTCGGGCAATGCGCCGTAGTCCAATCCGGTAGGCCCGGCCATGCCGGTTCTCCACTGGGTAGACATCGCAACGAAGGAGTTGAAGGACAGGAGGTTGTCCGGCCAGATCGGCGTCGGAGGGTTTGCCTCCTCGATCGTCAAACCGTATTCGTCCGCCTCCGCCTGCGTCGCGTCTTTCGTGTACAGCGCCCTCGCCGCGGCTTTCAGTTTTTTGCGCGGTTCTGAACCAGTTGGTCGATGTATGCCTTGTAGGTAGCCAAGGCGACGCCGATGTGGTTCTCAAGCAGGAGCTCGACGTTCTCCCGGTTGAACTCGTCCGACAGTTCCCAGCCGACGACCATCTCAAGGAAGGCGTCGACATCGGTTCGATCGGCACGCGAGGTCAGGAACTCGTCGAGCCCGCTTTTCGTGCGGTGCTTGAAGGTCAGGGAGACGTCGACCGTCTCGCCGCCAGCTTGCGGAAATCCGACCTTCGCGGTGAAGGTCGGGTTCGCCTTGAGGCTGAACTTCGGCATTACGAGGCGTAGCGCGTGGCGGTCTTGAAGGAGATGGAGCCTTCGACAGCCATCACTTCGTCTTGCGTGGTGCTCGGGGTCTCATCCACGGTCACATAGCCGTTGTAGTAGATGAACGAGCCGCCAGGCAGCGAGAACTTGATGACACGCTGCACGCGGTCTTCGTTGGCCTTCGCCATTTCGATGTAGCCCGGCAGAGTCGGGTCGTCGCCGATCGTCAGCTTCAGGCCCTTGGCCGACTTCTTCGTGGGGATGCGCGTCTCGAAGTCGTCTTCGAGGAACTGGTAGGTCGTGAACTGCTGCTCGCCGCCTTCGGTCGCGGTGCCGAGGATCTGCGGGATCTGAACGAAGGTGCTTGCCTTCTTGCAGGTGCCCGCGCCGCTGCCGGCCGGGTAGGTCGTGGTGTTCGAGGTGTCGATGCCTTCGAGGTTGAAGGTGTTGGCTGTGACGCCAGAGACGCGCACAGGGCGGTCGCTGAGACGGTTCCAACCCGAGGTCGGAACGATGATGTCGCCATTGGCGAGGCCGTGAGCGGTCGACGTGGCGACGCCTGGGTTCGCGTTGGTGATACCGGTGATCGTCAGGGCGGAGCCATAGACGGTGGCGATGGCAAAGGTGCCACCATTCGGCAGACGGACGGACATGATGAGCCCTTTCTTGAGGCGAAAAAAAACCGCCTCGGAGGCGGTCGGTTACGGATGCCCGGAAAGGGCGGGAGGAAAAACTAGGCGGAGAACCAGACGGAGAAGTCCTGGCGAGCGCCGTACAGGGGCGGGATCAGTTCGCCCTCGTAGTCAGATGCAGCGCCGCCTTGCGTGGTCGCGCGCAGCGTGGTCGACAGGCGCAAGGCGTCTTCGACTTGCCGGATCAGGGTGGAGGCGGCTGACCGCGTGGTTGCCCAGACGTTGATCTGGAAGCGCCCGTTCCGCTGGTCAGGGATGCCATTCAGGAAGTTCACGGAATTGCCGCCGACTTGTTGGTAAGTGATGTACGGCTTCGCCACGGCATCAGGCGCAACGTCGGGATAGGCGCGGTTGCTCACCAGTGGCCCGAGCACGGCAAAGAGATCGGCTTCGACGCTCATTTGTTCTCGCTCAGACGTTGCGCCATGCGCGCCTTACCGGCTGTGATGGCTTGTTGCATGTGACCGAATGCCGGCCGCAGGAAAGGCTTGGCGGGAATCCACTTCGGCGAGGCCAGTTTCTGATCCTTCAGCGTGATCCAGTCGCCGTTGTCCAGCTTCACGACGCGATACCGCTGCCAGTAGCCGAACTCGATAAACTTCGCATGCGGGGCGTCTTGATAGCGCCAGCCGATGCGATACGTTTTCTTCGCATCGCTTGAGCTCTTGAACGAGTACGCGCGGAAGACCGCCTGCTGGAGCTTCCCGGTCTTGTAGCCGAGCTTCCCGACGTTGATTTGCACCTCGTCGTAGATGACCCCGGCCATCGCCGCGGCGCCGGCAAACATCACTTTGTCTTGGATGTATTGCTCGTAGGCCGTCAGGTCGGCATCGAGGTTCCCGTCGAACTTGGCCTCAATGAATGCCATTACGCGACCACCTCGCACACGATGTTGATGCGGTCGCGGTGCTGCATGTCGGGAAGCACGGTTTCGATCTTGTAGACCACGCCCTGCGCATCAACCATGCGCATAGCCGCGGTGACGCCCGCGCGCTGGCGGATCTGGATGCTCACCTTCGCGATGCTGGCCGGCGAGTCGGAGCGAATCGCCTCGATGCCCGACAGGTAGCGGACGTTGGCCCACAGCGAAGCCACTTCGGTCCAGCCGGGTACAGGCTGGCCGATCGCGTCCTGAACGGTGCCAGGCTCCTGCAGCGAGACCTGATCCGTGAGCGTGCCGGCGCGCATCAGAACCCCATGCTCACGCGATAGGGCTGGAGAACGGCGCGCGAGCCTTGCGGCAGGCGCTCGACAGTCGCGCCGACCACCGTGTCTTCGCGGTTCTCGAACAGGTGCCCGAGGATCAGGAGCGCGCCCGCGCGGATCATGTCGTCAATCACGATGCCGGCGCGCGTCCTGCGGGCCGAGTCCTGCGCGGCAGCGTAGACCGCCTCCGCGTATTCCACCGCGGCGGCCTGTGCAACGGTGTCCACGATGTCGGCAGCCGCTTCGATCGCGGCTTCGTAGGCAACGCCCGCGGCCAGCAAGGCAGCAGGCACGGCGGCAACGGCTGCGGTGAGCGCTGCCGGGTCCGCGTAGATGTTCCGGTTCAGAAACTGCGCAGCCATCGTTTCAGCCGCGCTCAGATACACCGAGACCTGCACATCGGGGTAGTCCGAGGCCACGCGCAAATGCGCCTTGGCGGTAGGCAGGTCGATGAGGCTCATTTCTTGCCCTTGGCCGGCTTCTCAGCGGGCTTTTCTTGCGGCGCTTCGACGTACTTCGCAACGCCGACAGCGACGAGATGCTTCGCCAACTCCGGCGACGTGCGCAGCCGATCGCCAGGCGAGAAGCCGCCGATAGCCGAGTTGGCGCCGGAGGCTGTGAATTCGATTTGCATGAGGTTGTTCTCCAAGTAAAAAGGCCCGCCGAAGCGAGCCCTTTTGGTTGAGTGACGACCGCTTATGCCGGCGACAGCAGACCACCGCGAACGGCGGCAGGCTTCTCGGTGGCGAGAGCCAGGCGGCGCTCGGCGCGCAGCGTGATCAAGTTCTTGGTGAAGTTGTCCGAGTCGGAATCCGACATCTCGACCACGACGCCTTCACGGTTGTAGACCATGTAGGCTTCACCGAACGCGCCCACCTGGAAGTTGCCAGCGGTCAGGCCGATGGACTGCACGACCGGCAGACCGAACAGGCGCGGCTCACCGCCAGCGCCGACGCTGTAGAGCGTCTGACCGGCTGCGACCGTCATGAGTTCGATTTCCATCGAAGCCCAATCGGCCGGGTTCAGCAGGACGGCCGTTGCCGGGAAGCCGGCAGCGTACAGGTCGCCGATCACCTTGCGGATCAGGGCGAAGCGCTTCAGCGTGGTGGCAGGGAAGGCGGTGATGTTGGCGGCGGTGTAGCCGTGCGCGGTGTAGTTCGCCGCGATGAAGGTGCCGCTGATCGCGGGAGCGACGCCCGAGCCGACGACGAGTTGGGTGTCGACCTTCTGGTCAACGCCATAGCGCATGCGGGTGTTCACGTAGGCGGCGAGCGCGGTGTTGTCCGCGGCGAGCTGCTTCGAGATCTTGATCCAGTGCGCCACCGTCGAGACGGGCATGTTCACCAGCGTCCAGGTGAGCGCCGATTCACCCTTGGCCGTGTTTTCAGCCGCTTCCGCTGCCGAGTTGGTATACGAGGCTTCCTTCGTGAACTCGATGGCGTTGGAAGTGGTCGTGGTCGACGGAAGCAGGGCTTCCATCGAGAACGGCAGGTAAGCACCAGCCACGACGCCAGGCTTGCGATCCGGGGCGACGTTGGCATCAGCGCCGACCAGCGTGTTTTTCACTTCGATCCGCATCTTCTGCGAACGGCCGCCAGCGAAGTCGGCGTAACGCTCCGACTTGATGACTTGGCCGCCCCAGGTCTCGTCAGCCTTGACTTCCGGCTGTGCGGAGCCCTTCTGCTCGATCTGGGTCAGGCGGTCGGCCAGTTCGCGCTGCTGCGTGCCGATGGCTTCGAGGGCGGTCTTGGTGTCGCTCGACACTTGGCCGAGGGTCTTCGCTTCGCCGTCGGCCTTGACGGACATGGCGTTGAGCTTTGCCTCGACGGAATCGAGGGCTTTCATGATGGCTTCGGACATTTTTTGCCTTTCTTTGGGCGTAAAAAAACCGCCTCAAGGGCGGTCGGTTGGTTGCGGGTTGTGCGTCAGGCGCCGAGCTTTTGCAGTCGCTCAAGGATCAGTGCCGTGGTCTTCGCTTCGGCGTCTTCTGGGGCATCCCGCCCGTCAAAGATCGCTTTCGCGCGGGAGACGATCGCCATCGCCTCCCACTTGCCCAGCCCCGCATCCCGCAGCAGCCGTTCAATATCTCGCTCGGTCTTGCACTCGGGCAAGAGAGCTTCAAAATCAATGGATTTCACGCTCGACAGGTCGATGCGCGCGGCGCCGTCAGCCGGGAAGACGACCGGCGAGACTTCCATCAGGCTCGACCACTTGTGAATCAAGCGGCCCGCCTTGGTTTCCTCGAAGTCGCCCTTGCGCAGCATGCCGCCGATGCTCAAGCCGTCCAGCGTGCCGTGCTTCATGGCCGCGCCGACATCAGACGCCAGCCCGAGGCCGGGCGTAAGCTCGCCTTCGACGAAAAGTCCGTGGTCGTCTTCCTTGACGGTCGTCCATTTGCCGATCGGCATGTCCCAAGCGTGATTGAAAAACATCTTCGGGGCGCCGGCCTTGAGCGTTTCGGCGAAGGCGCCCTTCTTGATGGTGTCGCCGTAGCTGTCGACGCCGTTGAAGACGGAGGCATACCCGGAGAACTTCCCCGAGTCGCCTTCCATCTTCAGGCTCACGTCACTGAGCGATAGAGTCTTGTGCAGAAGCATCGATGCCCCCCTTCGGTTGTTCTTTGCCCAGCTTGTCCAGCGGGAGCAGATTCGATTGCGCGGTCAGGACGTTGGTCCCTTCGATCTTCGGCCAGCCCTCAAGCTGGCGGATCTCGGCGCGCGTCATGATCCCGTTCTGTGCGTACTTCGCGTAAAGCTCGGCCCGCTCGGCGGCGCTGCCACGCAAAAGCGCGTCCATGCTGAACTCGGCGTTCATGTTCGAGCGCTGGCGGGGCGTCATGACCCGCTTTCGGACGGCCTGCTCGATGTTCACGACCATCGGGCGAATCGTCAGCTTGTAGAAGAAGCCCTCGACGATGTCGTGATTGCCGTACTGGACGACGCCAGGATGGTTCACCAGCACCGCGGGCACTCCAAACCAGCGGCAAATCTGCTCGACACCGAAGCGGCGCGTCTCGAGAAGCTGCTGATCCTCGGGCGAGAGGCTCAACTGCTGATATTTCATGTTGGCCTCGAGCACCGCCAGGCGCGACATGCTGCCCGACGACAGCTCGCCGTAGTTCGCGCGGAGCCCTTCGCGCTGCGCCGGGGTCAGCGCCGAGTCGATCATCAGGATCGCGGTCGGCTTGCCGCCATTCCCGAACACCTTCGACGCCGCGGCCTGTGCTTTCGCCTGCTCGTCGGTCGTCGAGCGCATGAACTCCAGCTTCGCCAGGCCGACCGTGCCGTTGCCGAGGTTCTTCAGGTGCAGGACGCTGGACTCAGCCAGTAGCGCGATGTTTCCGTCGAGCGTGTACTCGTAGGCCATCGAGCCATCGTCTTGCACGAACGGGCGCACCTGATCGGCAGGCATCGGCCACATCGAAACCACTTCGCCAGCGATCCGCTCAAGCCGCGCGTAAGCATTGCCTCGCAGATCATGATTCATCATCATCGCGCGCCAGAATTCAAACGGCGTCATGCGCGAGTTCGGCGATTCATGGAGCAGCGAGTACAGGCGAGAGTCGCGCGCCAGGGTCTTCTCGCCCTTCTTCTCCTCGGAGGCGAAGTAAGGCAGGCTGGCGATCGTGTTCGCGCGAAGCTCGATACATGCCCAAACGGCGTCAAGCTGCAGCGCGCCATCAGGCCCGATGTTGGCGACGCCCTCGGTCAGCGTTGTTGCGGGTAGACCGTACTGCTCGCCGCCGCTTTCGGACAAGGCTCCGCCCCATCCAAACCACCGGCTGACAGTTTGAAGGATTGTTGCCATCAGTAGACGATTGGGTTGTTGATGATGTCGTCCAGCGGCAAGCCGGCTTCGTCGACACATGCGCGCGCCACAGCCATGATTGCTGCGATCGCGCCGTCAATTTTTTGGTGAGGCTTCTGCTTCATCGGTGACGCAAGCCCCTTCTTCGATGGTCTAGCCACCATGTTCGACATACACCACGTCGTCATCTCGTTGCCGTCGTGGTGAAACCGGCCGTCCTTCACCGCGGACAGCAGCTCATCGAGCGGCACAGCGAAGTTCGCCGCGGTCTGGATGAACTCGACGACCTCGATGTTCTTTTTCATCAGCGCCTGCATCATCGGCACGGCGTTGAACGGGTCGAAGACTGCCTCGATCGGCTTGATCCGCTTGCAGTCCTCGATGATGGTCTCGGTGATCAACTCGAAGTCGACAGTCGCGCCGTCCGTCTGGGTCAGGATTCCCTGATTCACCCACTTGCGGTAGTGCGCCTGGTTCGGGCCCGGTTCCTCGATCGCTTCCTCCGGTAGCCAGTAGCTGCCGAACAGGTAGTAGTGCGCCTTGCCGTGCGAATCGCGCCGGTACAGGCGCTGCGACGAGCAGAGGTCGGACTTCGACGCCAAGTCGCTCCCGATCCAGCAATCCGACCCCGCTAGCTCGTCTTCCACCAACAACGGGTCCGCACAGAGCGCCCACTGCTGCATATTCATGACCCCGGCCATCACCGAAGTCCACACATTCAAGTGTTTCGTCTTGAATTTGTTCTGCTGCAGCGGGTTTTGCAGCGCCTGGCGCTGCTGTCCGAGCAGGAAATCACTGTCAACCGACACCCCGTAGTTCGGGTTTGCCTTCACCAGCGACTTCGGATCAGCCCAATCGTCCTCGGGATCGATGCCAAAAATGCACCCGAAAAGCTCGTCGTTCTCCTGCGTGCCCTCCAAAACCTTGCGAACTTCGTCGTGTTTCTCGTGGCACGGGCCCGCGATGTTGGCGCCAGCGGTCGTTATCACCAGCATCAGGGGCTGCTCTCGAGCCCCCATGCCCGTCTCCATCGTGTCGTAGAGGATCGGCGTGTCGTGCTCGTGGTACTCGTCGACGATCGCGCAGGAAGGCGACGCACCATCACCAGGATTGCCGACGACCGGCTCGAACTTGCTGCCGTTCGACAGGACGACCATGCCCTTGGCGTTGACCTCCACGCCCATGTAGGCCGCGAGTTGCTGGCTGCGGCTCATCATCAAGCGCGCGGGCCCGAACACCTCCCACGCCTGCTTCTCTGTGGTCGCGCCGCTGTAGACCTCGGCGCCGAACTCGCCATCGGCCGTGAACATGTAGTTCCCGATGCCGCCAGCCAGCAGGCTCTTGCCATTCTTCCGCGGGATCTCCCAATAGAAGGTCCGAAAGCGCCGCTTGCCGTTCGACTTGCGCAGCCAGCCGAAACCGACCACGATGAGGAAGCACTGCCACGGCTGAAGCTTGATCTGCTCCTTCTTCGCGGCCCATTTCCCCTTGGTATGGGGCAAATTCTCAATGAATTCGCACACCAAGGCGCCCTTTTCAGGCTCAAACTTGTACCGATACGCCTTCTTTGAGGCTTTCTTCAGGTCGTCTAGATGCCGCTGCGCCGCGTGCCGAACCCACTTTCCGGCCGGCACAGTGCCATCGAGGACGGAAACCGCGTACCAATGCGCCCTGCCTGCGTGGTCATCCGGCAGGTTTGAACTTGGCGAACGGGTTTTCATTCTCTTTCGGCTTCACGACCTGGACCTTGGAGCGGTCTGCGGGGGTCATCCCGAGCCGGGCGCAAATGGTTTCGAACCGGATGCCAAGCTTCGGATCGATCTCCTCGGCCAGCCGGATCTGCGACCAGACCTTGGCCGCGTACTCCATGAATGGAGCGTCAGCAGCGCACAGCACACCAGCGTGGCACCTGTTCACCAGGTCATGCCAGCATGCTTTCTGGTGCGCGTTGAGGTTTTCCGCAGGTTCACCGACATCGCCGACCGCTTCAGGCTCGCTTTCCCGCGCCGCGCCGCGGTCTGGGTTGTGCTTGAAGGCGCCGTTCAGCTCCAAGACATTGGTCGGTTTGCGTGGTCGGGCCATGGCTTTTGGTTTTGTGGACGCGAGGAAAAGAC